CCCGTATAGTAACGCATTGACCTTAACTTTTCATCCATCATCCCTACCCTTACATACGTCATTCCGAGTAGGTCAGACGTAACACCTACCACATTATGAGTAGGTATGATGTAACCTATACGTCAATCAACGTAGTCCGACACGCTCGACACAGCCTGACCCGACCGGAGATCGGAGAAAAGTAAACCCTCCTTTCGGAGGGAATGAGTTTCAGATAATGCCCTTGTCCCTGAGCTTCTTGGCAAGCTTCTTCAGATCTTCAGGAGCATCTTCAGGATCAGAGGGAACAATACCGAGAAACTTCTTGATGAGAGGTGTCTCAACCTCCTCCATGAACTTGCCATTGGCAATAGGGTGAAGGAGATACCTGTCAAGCAGGAGACCTGCAACGATTGCAACAATACCTGCGAGAGTTCCGATCTCGATGCAACCATGAACACATCCGAGATGCACTCCGAGGACACCTGCTCCAGCTCCGAAGAAGAACCCAAGAAGGAAGCACTCGATGAGACCGAGCTTGTATCCCTTGTACCAGGTCTTGACTCTGTCAAGTTTCCACTCAGGGTATTCCTCTCCGGAGAGCAGAGCTTTATTCCTCTCATCCTTGAGCTTGTACTCTTGATTCACCTTTGCAACGATGTACAGTATCGAAGCGATCATCATCGCTCCGACTGCTGCTCCGACACAGTCTCCGATGAGACCGTACTCTGTCATCTGTGTACCGATAATCTCAATCATTCTATCAGACTCCTCAATTCAGCTTTGCTGTATTTTTTACCTTCGATGACAACATAGTCATCGTTCTCCTTAATTTCCGATTCCTCTTCAGGTTCAGGGTAGACAGCCACGTCGTAGATGGCACCGTCGGTCACTTCGACGTAGTTGTCGACCAGCTGGTAGGGTCCGCCAGACCATCCCGGATCCGTCAGCGGCGCGCCTGTGTTCCAATTGATGAACACGAGACCGTCGGTCTCGGTCACGGTCTCGCCGGGGTTGCGAATGAGCGCTTTCAACTTATCACCCCGGACGCGCTGATCGAGGCGAGGGTTTTCGTTCTTGTGTCGGCGGTTCCTGTGCCATCGGCGTTGCGTTTGCTACGATAGAATAGAAGGGACGCCTCGCCGGTCGTGTCGTTAAACAACAGTCTAATGAAAACATCCATTCTCTTTTGCACTCCGTCCTCAACATATCCGTATGACGACGACATTAAATCGAGATAATTCTGCGCCGCTTGATTCCTTACACGAGTGATAGAACCCAACTGATTATGATTATCGTCGTTCATCTTATCAACAAATGTCGTGATGGTACTCGCGATAAAGGTGTCGGGGTGGGTGAGAACATCCGCGGATGTGACACCAAGAGAGAAAGTCGTTTTGGCTAATTTTACACCTGTCCATGCCTGATTGCCCGTTAGACCGACCGCGTAGTCGTTGATGCGGTTGATCTTCACGTTCTGTCCATCAGCCGTCTGAAGCGCAGCGATTGCGCTGTCCTGCTGGCTGTTCTTGGTCTCGACTGCTGTGACCCTACCCTGGATGGTGACGATGTTACCTTCCGCAGTCGTGACCTTCAGCTCGACATTGTCTAACCTCCCATCCAGCGCAACATCCTCCGCTTTCAGATCCGTGATATCCTGCTGTATCTGAGGCAATGCTGCAAGCGTGGTGTCCCTCGCCTGCTCCGCTGCTTCCTTCGCAGCGATCGCATCATCCTTCGCCTGTTCAGCAGGTTCCAGCACATCATCAGCTTTCGCTGCTGCAACCTCTTCTGCTCTCACATCCACATAGCTGATGACCTCATTCATCTGCTCCTGGACGGTTCTCCCTTTGAAGTATTGACTCGGTTCTGTCATCTTACTCCTTCCTTGTTCAAGCCACGAAACCGGCTCCCGTTATTCTGATGAACAAGACATCGAACTCCTCGACCATCTTGTTCATCGTCGTGTTCCACCTGTCCCTGAAGCGGAGCAGGATGTCAGCATCCAGCTCATTCCTCTCATGGATCTTGTCCTGACCGGAATGCTGTTCCGCTGTCTTTCCGGTCACATAGTCGCTGTTCTCGTTCAGCTCTCCATACGGAGTGTCCTGAACCTGTCCGTTGACAATGTGACCGTATTCGATGATCCTGCTCTCCTTGCTTGGATTCGTCACATCGAAACCTTCCGCTGCTTCCATCCTGAGGACATCCTCATACTTCTCTGAGACCTCAGCGAACCTCTGCATACACAGGATGGTCCACTGATCCGGAGTCTCGGCAGACAGCTCCTTGAACCTGTCCCTGATCTCCAGTCTCTTCAGCAGCACATTCAGGTTCTGCATGAAGTATGGACAGTCGCTCGGATAAACATATCCTTCATCGGCTGCCTTTTGCCAAGCAGCTCCGAAACCGAACGGAAGGACGGTGGTGACATTGTCCTCCGTATGTGAGTAGTAATCGGTGATTCTCTCCTCGCATTCGTTGTAACGGAGGGTGAACTGCGCTCCGGTGTAGATCTCAGGCGGCATCACCATTGTCCTCACCTCCTTCGACATCCTTCTGTCTGTTCTCATCGGAAGGATCCTTCGTGTGATCTGCAAGCTTCACGGTCAGATCTATTCCCCATAGGTCATGTGCCAGGTCACATCCCTCCTTCCTCTGTTCCAACTTGACCTTCTTGATTGAGTCAATCTTCTCATCGTTCGCATCAGCCTCCTCCGCTGTCAGCCTCTCCTTCTTGTCCCTCGCTACGCAGTCGATACCGAGGAACTCACATATCCTCTGGTCGTAGACGTTGTAGGCATCATTCAGCTCAGCCATGATGACAGGAGCGTCGGTTTTGATAAGCTCCAGCTCATCGGTCATCATGTCATCGTGGAACACCACAGGCTCGCATTCGTAGATCTGCCGGAACAAGTTCTTGTTGCTTATGACGTTGTAGTTGTTGCTCCTGAAGGACCACGGCATCTTCTGCGCATTGATGTTCAAGCGCAACGTATACTCAACGTTCACCAACTGCTTGATCAGTTCCTCCACATACGGCTTGCTCGGAGTGTATGTGTCATTGTTCCTGAACAATACCGCATTCTCCGGAGATAACTTCAGCGCTCCTATCGGACCTGCCAGCTCTCCGAGAGCCATTGCTCTCCATTGCGACGGTTCTCCGTAGGCATTTTTCTGTATGTTCATGCTTGCCACAGGCAGCATGAAGAACTGACCGCTGTCCTCATGCTTGAACATGGTGAAGCATCCGTTCTCATAGAGCTGCTTCTCCGGCTGCCTCCTCGGTATCCTCATGGTCTGCTCAGGCATCCCTTCCCAATCGAACACACTCACAGCGATATTCTGATAGTAGGAGCTGAGCTGTGTCCTGAGGATGTCCTTCATGTGCTGGATGTCGCTCTTGTTCTCATTCTTGCTCATTTCTCATTCCACCTCATCGTTCTCGAACATCGATGCTGCTCCGATCTCCATGTATCCGGATGTTCCGTGGTAGATGGTGACTCCCTTGTCGAAGATGGCAGCAAGTTTCCTTGCAGCATCTGCTGTGATGCTTCCTCTAACCTTGGCTCCGCTCGTCTTGATGAAGTCGAAGACTCTCCTGGTGTGGAGTTCGATGTCTCCTCTGAACATCCTGTTGACATGGTATCCGTAGTAGTAATACATGAACCTCAGCTTCTCCATCGAGACATCGTCCAGTTTCAGAGTCACATAGAGGACATCGAGATAGTCACAGAGATACGCTCCGAGACCGCTTCCTCCGCTCTTGATGTTACAGGGAGAGTTCCTGATCTGAATCCTCTTCGCTTCCAGTTCGACATCATTCCCGTAGAGATTCGAGGCTGTTCCGAGGATACCGGATGCGACTCCGAGTACAGCTCCTGCAGGTCCTCCTCCCATGAATGCTCCTACCACGGATTGCATGGCGGTGTTCCCGATACCGGATGCGACACTCTGCAGTTGCTTCGCATTGAACACCATGTTGTCGCTGATCTTGGAGATGGCTTCGTAGGATTTCCAAGCGGAGTTGTAGATCGGAAGTGTGGCAGCCTCAAGGACTCCGCACGCTCCGAGGATGTTCCCTTCCGCAATTGTGTTCCCGGTGAACACATAGGTCACCGTTCCATTGAAGTCGAGTAGATTCTGGATTCCGAAGGTCTCCTTGAATGCTGCGATGTCAGGAACCTCGTAGACCTCTCCTCCGAAAGCGGAGGTGACCTTCCTCACCCTTGCAGGGGAGAGATACATCATCGGCTCATGCTTGTCGATGTATTCTCCATAGGAAGGAGCATTGTGATCGGGAGCGATGACATCCGGTGTGAAGTATCCGGTCATCATCAGACTCTGCAGCTCTCCATCAGGTTTGATGGTGATGTAGCTGTACTGACCTCCCTGAGGCGATACCACATTGAAGTATGAGCTGAAGACCGTATCCGATGTGTCGATGTAGACGAAGAACGTGCCTCCGCTCATTCCCAACCTGACGATGTCCTTCAGCCTCGGCATGAAGGGAACCACGGAGATGCTCTGGACGAAGTCGGATGTTATTCCGAATGTGGATGAGCCGACCTCACCATACAGATTGTTGCCTCCGCTCATGATCGACTGGATGTCGAAGAGTGTCCTGCTGCCTATGTTGCTGTCGATATGCACAGGAACCACACCTTCGACGGAATGGTTCACGTTCATTCCAATGTAGACCAGGGTGTTGCCTTTCTTGTCGACGGCTGTGACGATGATGAACTGAGGATTGAAGGTCCCGGTGTAACCGGGAAGTTCGACGTTCCCGGTCAGGTCCTCGCTGCTCTCCTCCTGGTATGCTCCCTCGATTCCCTGTGCTGCGTTGGGATAGTAGATCGGTTCGTAGGTGGTGACACCGGACACCGTCTTCTTCTTCCAACGAGGCATATGTCTCCTCTCGACATACGAATCGTACAGCTCGAACTGCCCTCCGTAGGAGGACCAGACATCGATGTCGATGTCCAGTTCAAGCACATCCTTGTATTCGACAGGTGTTGAGGTCAGATCCCTGTTGGAGAACTGCTTCAGGATCCTGACATCCTTCACCCAGAAGAATATCCTTCTGAAGGAGACGTTGACACCTTCGTTTCCTTCGGACAGACCGTCTTCCAGGTATCCGTATGTCGCTGTCCTGATGATGTCATAGTTGGCTTCTATCCTGATGGTCTCAGGCATCCGGTAATAGTTCACACGCTCATCGTAGTAGACGTTCTCGGGAGGACTCGAGTCGGCAGGCATCGGATCGAGCTGACCGAGAAGGTAGTCCTTCCAGGTGTCGGAGTCCATGTCGTGTACGACGGAGTAGTCAGGGGTGATCTTGACGTTCTTGAAAAGTGCCAGTTTGTTCAGGCTCATATGATCACCCGATGGTGGTGAGGGGATTTAACCCCTCACCAGGGTTCAAGGCTTGATGGCACAGAAAGCGTTGCGGTATTTCGCTGCGGTGTAGGTTCCCTGCACAGTCAGGAAGTTGGTGGTGGAGAGCGCCCTTCCGTTGAAGTTGCTGGTCGCCCTGGGAGTCTTGGGGTAGTATCCGAGCGCCCTGTCATCCCACACCTGGAACACGATCTCGTCGGTTCCGGTAGGAGTGGCGAAGCTGTCCACATCGATGATGTCGACACCGGAGAGACCTACCAGGTCGGTGTGGTAGATAGGAGCCAGGTAGGAGTCGATGAGCCTGTGTGCCTCAGCGGTGATGAGGACGGTCATGTCGCTGGACATGGCGACGTCTCCCTGGACGTTGTACTTGGTGGTGGGGAACTTCATGCTCTGGGTGACTTCCCTGATCTTCTCCCAGATAGCCTGTCCGGTGAATGCGGAGAGTGCCTCGTACCCGGTGGTGGGCTTGAACTTGGTGGAATCGGAGACGAACTTCTTCCAGGTGATGAACTGGTCGTACTCCCTGCTTGCCTGAAGGGTCTCAAGCTGTGCAGCGACGAAGCTTCCCATGGTTCCTGCGTTGGTGAAAGCCTTGAGCATATCCTGCTCGGTGATCTGGATCTCGTACTGAACGGACTCATTGTTCTTCCAGTACTCTGCAATGGGAGCGTTCCTGGAACCTCCGAAGGGAGATGCCGCATCGGGGTCGTATGCCTGTCCGGTAAGGACCTTGCTCTTGATGAACTGGATGGTGTCTCCGTAGTCTGCGATCTGCTTGTTGAATTTTGCGAAGACTCCCTTCGCATGGTCGGGACCGTCGACAACGGTGAGTCCTATCCTGTTGTAGAGTGCAGGGTAGAGGTTGTTGGCAACAGCCTGGAAGGTTGCTGCATAGTTCGCATTCAGGTTTGCGAGGATGGTATTGAGCCTCGCTGTCCATTCGGCATCGGTATTGGTTGCCATGTTTCATTCCTTCTTTTTCTTGGCATCGAGTTCAGCCACGACCTTGTCCACGAAGTCCTCTCCGAGTTTGGAGAGCATCTCTTCCTGGGAGAGTCCTTCATACGGATCTGCGGGAGGCTTGTCGGAGTCCGATGCGTCATCTTCTCCGGGAACCTTGCTCATAAGTTTCGCATTCAGCTCACGAGCCGCCTTGAGGGAGTCCTCGCTCTTGCTCAGGGACTCCTTGAGGTTCTGCATCTCAACTGCAGTCTTCTCGTTCGCTTCCTTCATTTCGAGGATCTGTTTCTGCAATTCCTCAACACTTACTTCCTCGCTCATGTCAACCACACTATTATGTTCATGGCAGGAGAGACATAACCATCTTTTCAGGGAGGTGTTCCGCTCCTCCGGTATCCGGTGTGGTTCGGTTTCCCGATGGACGTCCACAAGCCGTCTGAAGGACTGATTAACTCCCCTGCGTAATTAGTTAAGGTGTACGCTTAAATAATCGTATGTATCCCCGATTACATCATCGATAGTATTTTATACGTCATACTTACATCACTATCACAAGGTGAAAACCCATGAAACTGAACTATGAACCACACTTGAGCTACTGTCACCTGGGACTCAGGGACGATGACTCGATATACACAGTCACTCTGAACTGGTCTGAACTCGCAGACCTCTTCAGCGACATGACCTCGGAAGGTATCGATGATCTCGACAAGGTCTGCATCGACCGTGTCCTCTCGCTCTTTGCAGCATACTTTGACAAGCACAACTACATCGGAGATGAGGAGTACAACAGGTTCGAGAGCATCCTCAGGGAGATCAGGGAGGAGTTGGAATGAACACAAACTCCAAGATCGCTGCATATGCGCTCGATAAGGCGCAGGACCTCTTCTTCGATGTAACCATGAAAGGACCTTGCAGGTGTGCTGAGTTCATGGAACTCTGTGAGAGAATCAAGAAGGACATGGAGGAACTTGAGTGGGTCATACACTGCTGGAATGAGGAGACCGGAACCTTCAACGACCCAAGACCGAAGGAGGTGAAGGAATGACCTACACAACCATCGACTCCGAGAAGGACGACTATGGGGACAAGATGACCTTCATCTCGGAGTACGACCATTTCTGGATCGAGAACTTCGCTGACTGCCGTCTCAACAAGAAGCAGATGAAACTGTTCCTGATGAAGTGTCTTGACTTCCTGGAGGAGAAGCAATGAGACATTGCGACTTCTGCGGGAACTACCTCCGCTTCTCTGAGACCGGAGAATACATCAGAGTCAACGGAAGGAGGAGGAACGGAGAGAAATGCAAGCTGAACTTCCTCGCTTGCGAGAGCTGCCAGAAGAAGATCAGGAGTGCGGAAGCATGAGAGAACACAGAGAGTGTGCTCACAGGAAAGACGGCATCTGTCAGTGTGAAACTAATCCTTGGTGTCCGTTCAAGTGTCCATGGGTCGATCCCGATGTCCCTCAGGACATGAACTCCTACTTCCCCTGTCAGGATTGGGAACCGGAACCTGTGCAATGCAGGAAGTGCGCACACTGCAAGCCGAACAACAACCTCCTCAGGGTGTATGACTGGTACTGTCAGAAGTTCAAGAAGGGTATGATGATCAGAGACATCGGAGACCACTTCAGCTGCGAATACTTCAAAGAGAAGAAGGTGAAAGAATGAGCGAAGTGAATAAGTGTCATATCTGCGGTGTGCTTGGACCTCTCTTTACTGTTCACACAGTACAGATGGTTGAACTCCCTGCTGTGATGATCAACGTGTACTACTGCAAGAAGTGTGCGCAGCTTGTCGATTTGTTTGAGCAGAAACTCTCTGAAGTCCTCAGGAGGAAGTGAGATGACCGATGCAGACCATGTGTTCATCCTGACCCTCTCCGACTCCGAGATCGACATCGTCCGGAGAGCAGCCATTATGCTTGGCAAGACCGTCACGAACATCGTCCATGACTTCGTCATGGAGGAAGCCGAGAGGACCATCGAGGACGGAGAGATGTGCAGCCGTATGGCAAGACAGGACATGAGCAGAACCAGAGCGTATGACTCCGACGATAGATCGGAGAAGGATGCGATGTGGGAGGGATGGCAGAACAGGACATACTTCATGTGACATCCGAATTTCCTCCAAGACCGGATATAGGCTGCAAGAGTTGGATCCCAAGAAGGTAGGTCAGACCTGCTATAACCTTCTACACCTTTTTCAGCCGTCCAACGGTCAGAAGACCGAGGAAGAATAACATGGAAAAGATTCAGGTCATGCTTCCTGAAGAACTGATCCAGTACCTGAAGGAACTGGTCGCAGATCCGGAGAACCCTCTCCAGTCTGTGTCCGGAGCCATCAGATGGATCATTGCTAAGGAGATGAAAACCCATGAAACTGAGTGAATACGCTGCACAGCACGCAAACGACGGAAAGAAGATCGATGCAAAGACCTATGTTGCCGCAAGCACGATGGTCGGAGAGACCTTCGAGGTCAAGGAGTTCGTCAGGATCGAGAAGACCAAGTACGGAAACCCCGCCTACATCATCAAGATCTCCGACGATACCGCATTCTTCACTACCTCCTCCCTCACTCGTCAGATCGACAAGTGGAGAGCAGCAGGTGTGGAGGACATCACCGGAGCCAGGCTCGCCATCGAGAAACATCACATCGATGTCAAGGACTCGAAGGACGGAAAGGAGGCAGATTACCTCCAGTTCGCCATCATGGACGAGGAGGCTTGAAGTCTTCTCCCTCAGGAGGGTCCGTCCCTCCTGGAAACCTTTTACCCCTCCAAACCTTTTCTTTTATTGGTGTGTGAAAAAAAATGAAGGCACGCTGGACTTATTCTTTTAGTAACCTGGGACCGAAGAAACAGATCTCAGGGACGACCTTCTACAGGGTCGCTATCGGCAAGGAAACAAGGTGGCTCTCGATGGAGGGAGTCAAGATGCTGCAGAAAGCAAGAGAGGCAGGTGTCTCTCAGAAAGCTGTGCTGCATCAGACGAAGTACTTCACGAGCAGAGGGACCAGGGCAAGGATCAAGACGATGAGAGCCAATATCATGGCTAATCTCAAAGACTTGATGGGTGTTGAAGACATGGACCGTGTCAGGAAGGGAATCTCCAAGATGACCAACCTGGGACGTCTGGAATCCCTCAGCAACGAGATGGAAGCGACTCTGAACCTCATGAACGAAGCGGAGCTGAGGTACTTCTGGAAGCACAACAGGAATCTGATGGAGAAGTTCTTCACCGACTCCGACAAGTTAAAAGGGACTCCGGCAACAGCCTCTGAGACCTCGGACTGGCTCATCCAGGCGAACATCCGTGTGAATGCTCAAAAGATTCTTGACAAACTTACAGAGATTCTCTCAAGGAGAGGAACTCCGCAGCAGATCAGGTGAGAACGTGAAGCTGAAGCTGCAGGATGTGTGGTCTGCTGACTTCGAGACCACAACAGAAGCGAATCTCAAGAAGGACGGTTATGTCCGGGTGTGGCTGTGGAGTTTTGTCAGATGCGATCTGACACTCAAGCTGCATGGCAATGATATGTTCTCGTTCCTCGATACGGTCAAAAGGAGCGAGGCGAAAAGGGTCTTTTTCTACAATCTCAGGTTCGACGGTTCCTTCATCGTCGACTGGCTCCTCAGGAACGGATACGTCTATGGGAAGCATTTCGATACCATCATCGACGGTATGAACATATGGTACTCGATTCGGATCTACTGGTCTGAGGACCACAAGGTCTTCACCGAGTTCTATGACGGTCTCAAGAAGTTTCCCGGTATGAGTCTCAATGACGTAGCAGAGCTGTATGACGTTCCGAAGAAGACGATGGAGGGAGAGGAGAAGCTGGAGAACTTCGCCATGTACCGCCCTGAGGACTATCAGCCTACGAAGCAGGAGATAGAGTACTGTGTGCATGACTCGGAGATCCAGGCGATAGCCATCGCCTCCGAGATGAAGAACAACCATGTCGGTATGACTCTCTCCTCGGATGCATTCAAGGATGTCAGAGGGAAGCTGTGTCGTTACATGGATCCGAAGAACGGTTATCCGCTTGCTTGGAGGAAGCTGCTTCCTGTCATCTCTCCGGAAGACGATGCATGGATGAGAGCCAGTTACAAAGGAGGATGGGTCTATGTCAATCCGGAACATGAAGCAAGGGAGCTGCATGATGTCACCGTACTGGATGTCAACTCGCTCTATCCCTCGGTCATGTATAACGCTCTCCTTCCGGTAGGACATCCCTACCGGAGTGCGGTCAAGCCTCCGAAGGGGACTCTATATATCATACAAGTAGACTGCATCTGGAGTCTCAAGAGAGGGAAGCTTCCTACGCTGCAGATCAAAGGAGATCCTCTGTATGACCCTACCGAGTATCTGGAACATGATGAAGGTGTGACGGAACTCATCATGACATCGTATGACTGGGACCTCTTCTGTGAGCATTACGATGTCACCATGTTCAGCGTGCCGAGATACGTCTGCTTCAGAGGGAGGGTAGGAATCCTCAGACCGTACATCGACCATTGGATGGATGTCAAGAAGAAGGCTGCACATGGGTCCTCAGAGAGGTTCATCTCGAAGAGATACCTGAACTCTCCCTACGGTAAAATGGGCATGAGGCAGGACCGGATAAACAAGATCCCTGAGCTGACCGATGAGGGTGACATCCACTTCATCAACACCGAGGAGACCTCGGAGGGAGTCTATCTTCCGTATGCGACATTCGTGACTGCTGCTGCAAGATGCATCACCATCAGAGCTGCGCAGAAGTGCTACGATGAGAAAGTCCTCATCGACGGTGAGGAATGCGGGAGGTTCATCTACGCTGATACCGACTCAATTCACATAATCGGAGACCCACCGAAGAATCTCTGGATCGATGACAGGGAACTCGGAGCGTGGAAGATGGAGGGTAGGTTCCCGATCGCAAAATACCTCAGACCGAAGACGTACATCCATTGCAACGAGGACTATACAGTCTACACCGAAGAACTCAAACACAAAGACGGAACGGTCACTACTGTGCCAGAAGGGTTGAAGTGTGCGGGTATGCCTGATAACATCAAGATGGACCTCATCAATCACGGAGGGACCTATGCATGGGACAACTTCTTTGTCGGCAATAAGTTCGAGGGTAAGAAGACCCAGGTCAGAGTGCCTGGTGGACTCATCATCAGAGAGACGACGTATGAGTTGAAGGAGCAGACCTTCAGGAGCGGGTTACTGTGACGAAGTACGACGAGAAACCATTCTATCCGGATGTGATGAAGAAACTGACCGAGCATCCATGGAGGTACAATGCTCAAAGGCTCATGTCATACGGAGCGATGCTGAACCTTCTGTATGGAGGAAGAGGAGTCGGAAAGACCTTCTTCTTCAAGGTGTGGTGTTTGTTGGTTGCAAAGGGTGAGACTGTCTGGATGAGGAGGTATGAGAACGAGATCCGTGATGCGTGTGACAAGTTCTGCGAGGACCTCATCTCGGAAGGGTACATCGATGAGGACATGGAGATCGAGCAGGATGGGAACACCATACTGCTCAACGGAGAACCGAGAATACACTTCGTCGCCCTGAGCATCTCGATGAAGAAGAAGTCGGTCCCCTATCCGAATGTGAACTGGATCGTGTTCGATGAGTTCATCGAGACCAGGGTTAACAGGAACTATCTCCCGAATGAAGCAGAGATGCTGCTTGAGTTCATCTCGACTGTGAACAGATACAGACCGGATAGACAGGAGGTCAGGACCTTCCTGATCGGGAACAAGGTCTCGTGGTTCAATGAGTATACAGCATACTTCAACATCGAACCGTTCGAGGGTCAGTACAAGACCTTCAAGAACGGTCTGATCTGTGTCGAGAATTATGCGAACCGTGACTTCGAGAACAAGATGAAGGAGACGAGGTTCGGACAGCTCATCTCCGGCACAAAGTACGAGAAGTATGCCATCGAGAACCAATCATTGAGGGACACAGCAGACTTCATCAGGAAGAGACCGAAGCTGAGCTGGCTGAAAGTGTGCATCCGGGTAGGACCGAATACATACGGAATATGGACCGACGGTCAGAAGCTGTACTTCAGTACTGACTACGATCCGAACAAGAGGACGTATGCAGACAGGGAGGACCTGCATGAGAGGGAGATCGCCCTGAAGAGCGGAGAACCTCCGATCACTTGGCTGCTTGAGTTCCACCGTCTCGGTATGCTCTGCTTTGATACCGGAGGCTGTAAGACCATAGCTATAAACCTCATGATGACATACTTCAGGTGAGCAGGGTTCCATGGGTGGGATAAAGGAGGTTTGATTATTTTCCTCCTGGTGTGCTGCTTCTGCTCAAGCGATCGTTCATGCAGCACACCGAACTTTTTCTCCGATCTCCAACCGGGTCTGACTGTGTCGGACTGTGTCAGACTACGTTGATTGACGTATAGGTTACATCATACCTACTCATGTTGTGGTAGGTGTTACGTCCGACCTACTCGGAATGACGTATGTAGGGGTATGACAGATGGATGAAAAGTTAAGGTCAATGCGTTACTATACGGG